GGGGAAGGGTAGGGGTAAGGGGAAGGGCATTATTCGGTGATGTCAAAAGCGAATTCGTGACAGTCGCAGAAACCCTTTATGGCGAAATACTGTAAATCAGTGATTTTGAACGGATCGACCGTCACGGAACGCGTTTCGGGGTGATACAATACCGCGTCGCCACCGCCCGTTCCGGTCCAAGCGATATCGTGACTCGTAACACATGTGACAGCGCGATTCAGGATCACGCTAATCGTTGTTATCGCATAAATGTGCGTCAAATCTTTTTTCGGTCGCATAATTCCGTATCTCCGTGTTAGCCTCATCAGTTGCCGCCTAACGGCAAGACGCGCCCCGCAAGGCGCGTTTCGGCTTTTCACTCGCCCCAAAGCGCGTTTCCTATAAAGAAAAGCACAAAACACAAAACGACGGGACCGAATAGCAGCAAGCCGTCAAAAGCCGTGAGCGTATGCATAGAGTTCCCCCTATCAAGCCGCGATTTTATCAGCGCGCTTTTTTTGCACGCCATGAGCGGGAAAGCCGACAATTGTCTCACGTTGCAAAGCGCACAAGCCGCAAGACTTACAAGTCACGTCGTCGCGATACGTTGCCGGGCATACCGTGACTTTTCGCCCGTTTGGCGTTGTGATTTTTTCGGGACCGGAAACGCTTGACGGCAAAACGACGACGACGGGACCGGCTTTCGTGTCGGCCAAAGCGTCGGCATGTTTCAAGTTATTAGCGGAAAGATTGACCGTGAAGCCCTTAGCGTTAGCACGGGCGACAATATCGCGATTTTTCTCATTCCGTATCACGTCATAATGCGTATAAGTGAAGCCGCGCTTTCCTTCATTCGCGACGACCAAAGCCGTAAACGCGCCCGCGTCAATATTGATACGGTTTCCGGGCAAGTCGCCCGCTTGATTGTGCCGCCAAAGCGTTCCGGGCTTTAAGTCGCGTATTTTTGCAACAAAATCGGCCCAAGCGTCGCCCGTGTTTTTATCCGTGACTTTTTGCCAAAACATAAAAAGCGGGCCGTTCCCGGCATAGCAGCCGTTTTCCCGTAGCGGGCAAGCGTCGGGACATGTTTCGAACGTCGTGGTCGAAACGGGAATCGGTCCCGTTTTTTCGTTGCGCGACTTCAGCGTTAGGGCGACTTGATACATAGCGTTGGCCTTTCCGTGTTTCCGTGTTCCGTGTTTCAGTGTTTCAGTTAATGGTGCCCAATAACTCGAACTTTTTGATTAACTCTTATGGGAGTTCCGCGCGGGTAACACATGTTAAGAATTGCTTCCGCTTGTTTTTCCGTATCAAAAACATATGGTGCGCCGTTGTTCGGGCGGACTTTTATCCAATTTTCAGTAATAGAACCATTATCCCCAACAGTTTTGGTCAATACTTCAATGTAATAACGCATATTAATTCCCCTGTTATTTCCATGTTTCCGTGTTTCCCGATAGGGTGTCCCTGTATGCGACACATATTGTAAAGCGTCAAGCGGAAATTTTACTTTTAGGGTTTATAATGTATAAAGGAAAACACGTTGAAATTGCGGGGGAAAATGGCAGAGAAAAAGAAAAACGGGCGGCCTTCTATATGGTCCGAAGCTCTAGAAGACGAGATTTGTCGCCGCATTGCGGCGGGGCGTTCCGTTTTGAGCGTGTCAAAAGACGACGACATGCCGTCGGACTTCACAATATGGAAATGGATGAATGAGAGAGAGGGCTTCTCTCTTAAGTACGCCCGCGCGATAGAAGCACGGGCAATGGCGCACGCCGACGAAATTTCTGATTTGACGCGTCGCGTTGTTTTAGGGGAAGTCCCGCCCGACGTTGCCCGCGTTGCGCTTGATGGTTTGAAATGGACGGCTTCACGGCTTTTGCCGAAGGTATACGGTGACCGCCAAAGCGTTGACGTTGCCGTGACGCATACGCACCAATTGCATTTAGACGCGCTGAAACGCTTAAACGAAACGGCGCGCGCTTTGCCAGTCGGCGACGTGATAGAGGGCGAAGTCATAAGCGTGTCCGAATAGGGCTTGCCCTATTGACAATAGTTATCCACATGCTAGAAGTGTCGCATTGAAATTGTGTTTGACATTTTGAGACACATGTCGCACAACGTCTAAGACAACAACGGGACACGGAGAAGCGGATCGGGAAACACTGGCAGCGAAACACGAGACGGGAAGGCGCGACGCGGCGACGCGAAGCGGGAAGGCGGATCGGGCGACCGTGAAACCGCAAGACCCCCCCCCGTCTCCACCCCCTGGGGGGTGCGCCTGCTGCTGCCAACCCGCCCCCGAAAATCCAGCACCGCAACACGGAGATGCAGCTATGCTTATAGGGTATGCCAGAACTTCCACCAATGACCAGCACGCGGGCCTCGATGCGCAGAAGCGTGACCTTGCCGCGGCAGGGTGCGAGCGCATCTTTGACGAGCAAGTGTCATCTGTGGCGCGTCGTGACAAGCTCGACGAGGCGATCCAGTACTTGCGCGATGGCGATGTGCTTGTCGTGACAAAGCTCGACCGGCTTGCTCGTAGTGTTGCTGATTTGGTGATGCTCGTGGCTGAGATAGAGCGGCGCGGCGCGAGCCTGCGTATTCTGGCGATGAATCTCGATACGCACACACCGACAGGCAAGCTGATGCTGAATATGATTGGTGCTGTTGCGCAGTTTGAGCGCGAGATCATGTTGGAGCGTCAGCGTGAGGGTATCCAGAAGGCGAAGGCTGATGGGAAATACAAGGGCAGGAAGCCCACGGCGCAGGCGAAGCGTGATGATATAGTTGCGCTGATGGAGACGGGGATGAACACGGCTGAAGTGGCGCGGCAGCTGAAGATCGCGCGGTCCAGCGTGTATCGCGTTATGGAGAGGGAGATAGGGTGATGGGTATTATTGAGCTGATGCAAAGGGCGTTGGATAAAACGAATGACCCAGATGCGATATTCGCTTTAGATCGAGGAATTACTGAGATTGAGCGATTGCGAAAAGCGTTGCACGCGATTGGTTATGGCCCCCCTGATGAGGGTGAGACGCTTGGCTTGTTGAATAATTTTGTTGATTTAGCCCGTGCTGCTCTTACGGAGAAACAGTGATGGCTGGCTTTCGCTCAAAGCGTGTAGCATCACGCAAAAGATATGCAGATATGGAGACGATGGATCACTTGATCGATCTGCGTAAGCGTTTGGCTGATGCGGAGATGCAGCGAGATAACGCGCTAACTGTGCTTATGGATTTGCGGCGCGAGAATCTGCGGTTGATCAAGATGGTTGACCATGTGGTGAAGGGGAGTGAGTGATGGATAGTCCGCATTATATTTTAGATGAAGCTGCAAAGTGGCGACGTTGTCCAATGGGTATGGGACAGAAGATTGACCTTGAGCATTCCTTTTGTCTTGGCTCCGAGTGCATGGCGTGGCGGTGGGGTACATCTTACAAATGGGATGAAGATGCAGATAGGCCAGAAGTAACTTACAGCACAACGCATGGCTATTGCGGGATGGTGAGGAACCAGTAGTGACACCGATAATCGCCATCTTTCGCCATGACCCTGAGTGCTCGCAGGAATGCGTTGACGGAATGGTCGAGGCGTTGAGCGGCGCGTTTCAGATCCGCACATTTGACGAGACAGAGGTGCTCGATGATGTGCTTCGTGATGCGGATATAGTGGCATTCCCTGGTGGTATTGGCGACGCTCGAAGATATTACGATTTCTTTAAGCGGCGCGAGGGTAACGCGATAGCTGACTTTATTGCGCGCGGGGGGAAGTATTTGGGTATCTGCATGGGCGCATATTTCGCCGGTCGCGAATACTTTGATGTGCTCGATGGACTTGAACCTGTGCAGTATATCAAGCGCCCAGATGCAGATGTGCGGAGAAGCTATGGCACTGTTGCGCGTGTGACGTGGGGTAATCGTGATGAGCGTATGTTCTTCTATGACGGGTGTACGTTTGTCGGTGATGGGCGCTGCCAGATCGTTGCTCGATATGCGAATGGCGATCCGATGGCAGTGATACAGAGAAGGGTGGGACTGATCGGGTGCCACCCAGAGTCGCAGCAGAAGTGGTACGATAAACCGTACATGCAGAAGTGGTGGCATGGTGGTCAGCATCACGAGTTGCTGTTGGGGTTCACGAAAAAACTGATGAGGCAAAAGTGATGGATATTGTTGAACGGTTGCGGAAAGATTCTAGGGGCCCTGCACTAGAAGCCGCCGACGAGATTGAGAAATTGCGTTGGGAAAATGCCAATATGGAAAAACTATGGGGCAAGTCCGAAGGCACATGGATGGAAATCCGCGATAAGCAAGATGCCAAGATTGAGCGGTTGCGTAAGGTTGTTACGCTACTGATTGAGTATGAAGAGCACGATGAAAACATTTATAAGGGCGCGGTCATGTGGGAAGCACTTATTGAGGCAGCACACGCCGCGTTGAAGGATAAACAGTGATGGAGATCGATCATAGCGCTGCCGAGCGCGTGAAGCAGTTAGAGGCAGAGGTGCTGGTGTATCGTGATGCTTTACAGAATATCCATGACAGATTGCTTGATGTGGATAGCTGGTTGGCTCGTATTGCTGACGCGATACAGTTTGCAGCGAGCGCTTTGAAGGGAGAGAGATGATGGGCTGGACTAACCTGAAACCGAATAACGAATGGGAGAAGCTCGTTCGCAGTCTGGATACTGTGCGTGGCGATGCGATGATCTCATTCCGTCAAGGATGTCCGTTTGACCATAACCCGTTCGAGGTTGGGTCTGACCGGCATAAGGCATGGGCAGAGGGATGGGAGATGGGGGAACAGAAATGGGGAGCGCCGGTTAATGAAAAGCGAAGCTGAAGTGCTGTTGCAGCTGTTTGTTCACTCTTACTTTAACCTGATCGATCAACTGAAGAAGCGAGAAGATGTCGCGACAATGATGGACTCTACAGGTGAGAGTAATGCGTATAACATGGCTTTAGGGTATACCTATGCCGCGTTGGATGATCTGGCGATGCGAGCAGATGCGTTGCTGCGTAAGGGTGAGTGATGACATATCCGCAATTTAATTACACTCTTGGCGCACCCATGCCGATTCCTTCATCCATGAAGGTAAAGCCAATTAGAAATACTCAACGCAAAACACAGTCAGGAGTTCCAGCGATACCGTTGGAGAAATAATGATGGCGAAGCAGGTCAAGGCAGACGGTAAAGAGTTCGACGATTTCATTGCGCTGTATCGCGGTGATCCGGTCAAATTTGTCCGTAATGTGCTGGGCCAGTCGCCATTGCCGTGGCAAGAGAAGCTGTTGCAGAAAATCGCTTCCGGTAAGCGGCGTATCTCTGTGCGTGCCGGTCATGGCGTTGGCAAATCCACTGTGTGCGCGTGGGCTATTGTCTGGGTCATGTGTACGCGGTTCCCACAGAAAGCCGTGATGACTGCGCCGACTGCGGGGCAGCTGTTCGATGCGCTCTTCTCTGAGTTGAAGGCGCAGGTGAACAAGTTGCCGCCAGTACTGCGCGACTCATTTGATGTGCTGAGTGACCGCATCTCGTTGAAGGCTGCACCGGAGTCGAGCTTTGCATCAGCACGCACCTCGTCCTCAGAGCGACCGGAAGCACTTGCCGGTATTCACTCGGAGAATGTGTTGCTGATTGTGGACGAGGCATCAGCTGTGCCTGAAGCTGTGTTTGAGGCAGCAGCAGGGTCTATGTCTGGTCACAGCGCGTGTACGATCCTGATCGGGAATCCGACGCGTAATAGCGGGTTGTTTTACCGGACGCACCATGAGCTGGCCTCTGACTGGGACACGATGCACGTCTCGTGTCTCAATATTCCATTGGTGTCGCGCGACTTCGTTGAGCAGATCAAGGCAACCTATGGCGAGGGGTCTAATGCGTATCGGATACGCGTTCTCGGTGAGTTTGCCGTTGCCGATAATGATACGCTTATTGCGGCAGAGTTGGTCGATGCAGCCATGTCGCGTGATGTCACGGCTGATGTGTCAGACGGCATGGTGTACGGGTTGGACGTTGCGCGGTTTGGCACTGACAGATCGGCTCTGTGCAAGCGCAAGGGTAATGTCGTGATGGAGGTAAAGTCATGGGGTGGCCTTGATCTGATGCAGCTCGTCGGGGCTGTGGTGAACGAGGCGCGCACAGATAACCCGGTCGAGATCTGCGTTGACACGATTGGTCTTGGCTCTGGGGTTGCGGATCGGCTGCGCGAGATGGGGTACAATGTCAGGGATGTGAATGTCGCTGAAGCGTCTGCCATGAACCCGAACGCAAACAAGTTGCGCGATGAGCTGTGGCTTGCAGTCAAGGATTGGCTTGCGACCCGCACCGTGAAGATCCCCGCTGAGTCGGCGTTACGGCATGAGCTTGTGGCCCCGCGTTATGGTTTTACGTCTTCTGGCAAGATTGTGGTAGAGTCGAAGGACTCGATGAAGAAACGCGGTATGCGGTCACCGGACTTGGCCGACTCTTTGTGTTTGACCTTTGCCGGTAATGCGGCACTGGTTGGCGGAAGAGCGACACCTTGGGTAAAAGGAAGACCTATTAAGCGTGCTATTAAAGGTATTGTGTGATTTCCGAAGTACAGGAGTTTCGGATGGAGCATCTACTTCTTGCATCAGTCATATTTGCCTCGCCGCACTTTTGCCGCGAACGGGAAGCGATAGCCGCAGGTCTTTTGAGTGAATACCACGAGGAAGCGCAGCCACCGATTATGGTAGACAATAAGCTGGCGCTTCAGTTTTACCGTGGTCCTAAGAGCTGGACGCTGACTTCTGTAGAGCCTGATGGCCGCACATGTGTTATAGCAGCCGGTGAAGGTTGGAATTTAGATAAGTCGTAAGGGTTTATGTGATGGCGAAAAGTCCAGCGTGGCAGCGGAAAGAGGGGAAGAACCCCGCCGGTGGGTTGAACGCGAAGGGTCGCGCTTCAGCAAAGGCTCAAGGGATGAACCTGAAGCCGCCGGTCAAGTCAGGCGATAATCCTCGCCGTGCATCGTTCCTCGCTCGCATGGCAGGTATGCCAGGGCCAGAGCGTGACGAGAAAGGTAAGCCGACGCGTTTGCTGTTGTCTCTTAAGGCATGGGGAGCATCGTCGAAGGCTGACGCGAAAGCGAAGGCAAAAGCGATTTCTGCAAGAAACAAGGGAAAGAAAAATGGTTGAAGCATGTCCGGTCGCCACGCGCGACATCACAGTGAACTTACAGAATCGCGGCAAAGCGATTGATAAAGCGCATTACGGTCCAATGGACCCGAACCAGCCAAACGACCGCTACTGGGCGCAGAAAGCCAAGATGTGGGACGTATCACCGGATGAGGCGAAGACGCAGCGTTGCGGGAACTGCGCGGCATTTGTCCAGACCACCGCGATGATGAAGTGCATCGAAGATGGGTTAGCCGGTAAAGATGGAAGCCAGCAAGATGCGATGGATGTTGTGGATGCAGGCGATCTTGGGTTCTGCGAAATCTTTGACTTCAAGTGCGCCGCAGCGCGTACCTGTGACGCTTGGATCGTCGGTGGCCCAATCACTGATGAAACTGAAAGCGAAGCTGAAGACGAGTCTTCTTCGTCTGACACTGAGGAAGATAAATCAGAAGGCGAATCAGAGGACGAGTACGGTCCTATGGCTAAAGGGGCAGGTTTGCTTGAGGGTAAATTGATCGGATGAACTTAGCGATCTGTATACCGGCTAGAGATGAGGTCTACGCCGGTTTTGCCAAAGATCTGGCAGTCCTGTCAGCTCAAACCTATGCTGCGCCAGAATGGTCGAAATTGGATATACTTATGGTAAGCGGCACTCTGATTGCCGACCAACGGATGAAGTTGGCGCGCATGGCATTAGAGGGTGGCGCAGACTATTTGTTGTTTCTTGACAGTGACATGCGCTTCCCAGCTAATGCTGTGCGTCAACTCATGCAGCACGGTTTGCCGATTGTGGCAGCGAATTACGCAACACGGCGACTTCCGGTCAAAACTGTGGCTTTCAAGAATTTCCAAAAGCTCGAATATGTAACATCTGGTGTTGAATCTACAGGGTTAGAGGAAGTTGACGCTGTAGGGATGGGTTGCATGTTGGTGAGGGCTGATGTGTTCCGCGCCATGCCGATGCCGTGGTTCCAGATCGGGTATTCGCCTGACTGGAAGGCGTTTATCGGTGAGGACATGTACTTCTGCCGCGAGGCTCAGAAGGCAGGGTTCAAGGTCTACATTGACCATGATCTCAGCAAACAGGTAAGACATATAGGTGTGCTTGAGTTCATGCACGAACACGTTGATCTTTAAGGAGTATCTGCGATGAAGGGTAAGGGTTCAGCTAAAATAGCTAAGGTGATGGGTGAGTTTAAGCGTGGCAAACTTCACGCAGGCGTTAATCCGAAAGGCCCGAAGAAGGCACCGCTGGCAAAGAGCCGCAAGCAGGCTATCGCGATTGCACTCTCAGAAGCGGGTATGACAAAGAAGTCAAAATGAACCACTTTTTTGATGACATCCAAGGCTGGTTCAACTTCACAAGACCGTATCGCGATGCGGTGCTAGCGGCACCCAAAAG